GAGGTGCTTGCCCGCCAGATGGCTGGCCAGCGCATCAGCCCATTCCGCGTCGCCACTGAGGGCGCGATTGACTTGGGCGCATCTCTTACTGGCCTGCTGATCGGTAAGGGGCTGACACGTGCGGCGGTTAAAGACGCGGCGAAAATGTTCGACACCGCAATCAAGCAGACCGGCGCAACCGCAGCGACTGCGCTGAAAAACACGCTGGACGCAGTCAACGCGAAATACGGCACAAACATCAGGATCACCCCAGCGGAACTCACGGGCAACGCAGACCTGATCGCAATGCAGAAGGCTCTGGCGGGTGACCCCCGCACGGGAGAGAAGATGGCGCAGTTCGCCGCCGAGCGTGGCGTTGAAATGGGCCGCGCGGTGGGTCAAGCGCTTGAGGATATTGCGCCGGGCGCGCCTGCGCGTGAAGTCGCTGGCGCTCAGATGGCGAAGGCGTCAGAGGACGCGATGGTGCAACTTGCAAGGGATCGCGCTCGCGCGGGCGCACCGGCTTATGCGGAGGCGTTTGAGAAAGGCGCTGAGGTGGACGTGTCCCGCGTCGTCAGGGCGTTTGAGCAGTCAATAAAAGACAACCCCCGCCTTGGCGCAAAGCTGCGGTCCGCTCTCAAATTTATTGCGACGCCGGTCAAGAACAAGGAAGGAACCGTTGTCGGTTACCGACCGAACAAAGGTGTCAGCCTTCAGTTCGTTCAAGACAACGTGAAAGAATTGATGGACGACATGATCGGTGCGGCGAAACGGGCTGGCCGAAATAAGGAGGCGCTTCGTCTGCAAGAAGTTCAGGGGACACTTCTCAAAGAGATGGACGCGCAAGTTCCTGAATACGCTGGCGCGCGCAAAATCTGGGGCGACCTGAGCCGCCCTATTGACGACATCGAGGGCGGGCTTCTGCCACTTATTGCGAACAAGAACCTACGCGACTTCGAGTATATGGGCGGCAGGATGTTCAGAAACGCATCGCCTTCCGCCATTGCTGCGGCGAAGGCGAACATTCTCAAGGTGGAGGGCGGCCAGAAAATCTGGGACAGCTTCACACGAGGCGCTCTTGAAAGCATATGGGAAGGCGCGTCCAAGATTAGGCAGGGTGAGATTGCCCGGCCAGACGTGGCTGCGTCTATGGCCCCAGCGCGCTTCTGGACTGAGTTCGGTCAGGGGGAGGGCTACAAGCGCCTCAAGGCTGCGCTGTCTCCGGATCAAATGGAGGCGATGGATAATCTGCTCAAGGTTATGCAGGCGTCCTCTCGCGCCATCTACACAGGCACAGACACGGCGGCGAAGGAAAGCGCACAAGACCTCATCAACAGAACAGGGTTTCAAGGGCTGCTGCAATTCGTATCTGCGCCGTGGCGCATTCCGGGCGCGGCTGGCGACGCGACGGCGCGACAGCTTCAGGACGTAAACGTCAGGAAGTTGGCCGACACGATCACTGGAGAGGGGTCGGTTGAGATGCTGAAGCAGATCGCCGCTGGCAAGGATGGCCACTTTACTGAGCGCAACCTGACCATTGTGGGTCGCGCACTGGTGCAGGGTGGTGGTATTATCAGACCTATGGTCACGGACGGCATGTACGGTAAAGAGCCAGCCCCGCTTGAAGAACTCGGCAAGACCCCGAAGGGCGCATATCCCGGCGGCGCATCAAACCCGCTGAACCAATAAAGGAAAAGACCAATGGGCGCAGGCGACAGCATCCGCGAATATAGTGCCACCGCAGGCAGCAACACATCGCTCGGCGGGATCAATCTGTCGGAAGGGGTGATGGTCCCGTCCGACCTGAACAACGCCATCAGAGAGATCATGAGCCATCTGAAGGACCTGTCAGATGGCACGACTGGTATTGACCTGCTCTCGCTGGTAGACGACGACGCAAGCGCCGCAATCAAGCTGCAAGCGCCTGCGGCGGTCACGACGACCACCACCTTCACGCTGCCCGACGGCGACGGAACCAGCGGTCAGGTGATTAGCACAGACGGCGCGGGTCAGCTTGGCTGGTCCAGCGCGTTTGCGTCGGGCATGCTCATTCCATACGCCGGGTCGTCTGCTCCGACGGGCTGGCTGCTGTGTTACGGTCAGGCGGTCAGCCGCACGACCTACTCGGCGCTGTTCTCCGCGCTTGGCACGACCTACGGATCGGGCGACGGCTCCACCACATTCAACGTGCCGGACCTGCGCGGTCGTGTTATCGCCGGTCAGGACGATATGGGCGGAACCTCCGCCGACCGCCTGACAAACCAGACCGGCGGCGTTGACGGTGACACGCTCGGCGCGACTGGCGGTTCTGAGACGCACACGCTTACTGAGGCGCAGCTTGCGGCGCACCGTCACTTCACGGTCAACACGGACTCCAGCACGGGCTTGAACCTTGTCGATAGCTCGGAGTCGATCATCAGGGAATACGACGCGCAGACCGGCATCGCTCACTCGGATTATGTAATGATCGGATCAAGCACCGAGCCGACTGTGGCGCGCACCAGCGAGACGGGTTCTGGTTCGGCCCACAATAACGTGCCGCCGACAATCATCCTGAACTACATCATCAAGACGTAGGTGCGCTATGCCAGAAGAACAGAAAGTCCTGATTGATGTAGCCGCTGGCGGCGGGACTTTCGCCGCTTGGGTCGGTATGGCACCGGACTTTGTTGCGGTGCTGACCGGCATCTGGGTTGTCATCCGCATCTGGGAGACCGAGACGGTCCGCAGATGGACCGGGCGCGACTGATGTGGAGACCACTGTCGCGTTCATTCTTTACGTCTTCATCGGCGTCGGTGAAGACAAGCGCAAGGCAGGCGACACACTAGCTTTCAGGGATTTGACCGAGTGCGTGTTTTTCGCCCAGACCTTGCACAGGCAGGGCAACCAGATCACGGCATACTGTCTGCCGGAGATGGTGCCAAACACGCGGAAGGTCTACTGATGGTCGCAATTCCAATGATTGACCTGCTTCAGGTCGGGATATTGATCGCGATCCTCGTCGTCGTGACGAGGCGCTAGTGGTCGATCCAGTTACCGCCGCAGCGACGGCGGCCTCAGCCTTCAAGATGATTAAGGCAGGGTTTTCTGTTGGCCGCGACATCGAGCAGATGGCGGGCGACCTCTCGCGCTGGATGGGTGCGCTCTCCGATCTCGACGAAGCCGAACGCTTGGCCAAACATCCCCCTATATTCACCCGGCTGTTCGCCGGCCAGTCCGCAGAGGCTGAGGCTGCGGCGGTCTGGGCCGCCAAGCGCAACGCCATAGCGCAGCGCGACGAACTCCGCACCTACATCCAGTATACGATGGGCCAGAGCGCGTGGGACGATCTTGTGGCGACGGAGGGGCGCATCCGAAAGGAACGTCAGGAGACGCTCTACCGCCAAGCCGCCCGCCGGCGCAAGTTCCTTGAAGTCGTCGCGATTATCGTGTTCTCTATCCTGACGCTAGGCTTTTTCGCGTTCATTCTGTGGCTGTATATGGAGAGGAACGGATAGCAGGATCAGCGACCGCGACCGGGATGATGGGGGAATACATCGCCGCCGCTGCAATCATCGAACTAGGCTGGCGCGTCTCACCCGCGCAGCAGGATAGCGTTGACCTTGTCGCGTGGGACGAGGACGGCGGCACGTTCATGCGTATTCAGGTGAAGTCATCGCGGCTCAGGTACGAGAAGTATCACCGGCCCTGCTACCAATTCCAGAACGCGGCCGGCAGCAAGAAGAAGACACTCCCCACGCTCAAACAGTTCGACATCCTCGCGCATTGCGCGATAGATCATCGCAAGGTACATTTTCAGGCCGCGTGTTGTGTAAATCAATACACACAGCGCCGGCCGACAAGCTGGTTCGAGCAGCAGGACATTGAAGCAGAAAGCTGGCAGCGCGCCGTGCAGATTATTATGGAGACGCGGAATGGATAAACTGATCGAGATGATCAAGCACCACGAGGGCGTGGTGCCGCACGCCTACACAGACAGCCGGGGGTATCTCACCATCGGCGTGGGGCGGCTCATCGACGAGAAACTCGGCGGCGGGCTGAGCGATGACGAGATCGACTACCTGCTGGCGAATGACTTGCGCCGCTGTCGAGATGAGGCTGACACCTACCCGTGGTTTGCTGGGCTTAACGAGGCCCGTCAGGCGGTTGTGGTCTCGATGCTGTTCAATCTAGGCAAGCCGCGCTGGGACGGCTTCAAGAAGGCTCACGCGGCGATTGAGACGGGTGATTACGCCGAGGCCGCGTCGCAGATGCTCGACAGCAGGTGGGCGGCGCAGGTGGGCAAGCGCGCCGAGGAGTTGGCCGGCATGATGATCAGTGGAGAGTGGGCATGAGCAAGACGCTGCTGGAATACAAGATCATCCCGCGCTTCATGATGCTTGCGTTCACGCTGATGGCGTGGAATGTCTGCGACTGGTTCATGAGCCTCGGGACGGACGCGACGACGCAGCAGACTGCGTTTGTTTCGACTATCGTAGGCGCTGCCACCGGTGCGTTCGCCGTGTGGATGGGCCACGAGAGCAAATGAAGTGGCTCCTGCTCGTAATCGTCGCCGATGTAAATGGCGAGTTTACAGTGAACGTGATGTCGGCACACGATACGATGGCCGGCTGTCATGTTGCCGGCACCTACATTAATTGGGAAGAGCGCATGCCGGTGAACAAGGAAATGCTGTGCTTCCCCAGCGACGTAAAGATAGAGGTGAACTGATGTTTGCAGTATTGGCAAAAATCCTTGGGAGCAAGGATGTCATCCAACAAGGCATGAGCCTAATTGATGATATGGTTGTGACAACCGAGGAAGAGGTCGCGGCCAAGAGCAAGGCCAAGATCGACCTGATGGGTGCCTACGCGCCCTTCAAGCTGGCGCAGCGGTACATCGCGCTGATGTTCACGGCGATGTTCCTTTTCATTATGGCAAACGGTGTGGTCGGTGCGCTGTACGGTGTGATTGATATGGCCAACGTCGAGGCGGCGAAAGACTTTGCGTCGTCGATGTGGCTGGGCGAGATCATGCTTGGCATTGTCGGCTTTTACTTTGGCGGCGGTCTCGCCGAGAGCGTGAGGAAGAAATAATGGGCAACCAACACTATCCATCTGCGTCTGATGGTGACGACCTTCGTCTCGACATAGCTCGCGGCCTCGTACACGGCCACAGGGCTATGTATAAGTTCGGATACGGAGATGATCTGGACAGTGGAGATGAAGAGACGATCTGGGATGGAGGCGGCATCTACGCCTACCCATCCGCTGCGGCTGTCATGTACGTTTCGTCTAGCTCCGCGTCAGACGATGACGGAAGCACGGGCGCAACCGAAATTCAGGTCGAGGGTCTCGACGCAAACTATGACGAGGTCACAGAGACGGTGACGCTGAACGGCCAGACGCAGGTCGCCACAAGCGCATCATTCCTGCGTGTCTATCGCGCGTTCGTCACTGCGGTCGGGTCCGGCGGCACTGCGGCTGGCGACATCTATATCGGCACGTCCGGGGCTTCAGGCGGCGTTCCCACCGGCACCACATACGCCAAGATCAGGCAGGGATCGAACCAGACGCTGATGGCTATCTACACTGTGCCTGCCGGTCACTCGCTATATCTGGACGACGTGCAGTTCTCGTCCTCCATAGGTCAGGCGAACAAGCAGGGCGTATTTCGTATGGTTGTGCGGCGCGAGGGTCAGCCGTTCCGCGATGCAGTCAAGTTCGTGATCCAGTCCGCTGTCCACGCCGAGCGTTTCGTCATCCCCTTGGAGATACCGGAGAAGGCTGACATAGAGGTGCGCGCTGAGTTCAATCAAAACAACAGCGAGGCGTCCGGCGCGTTTCAGGGGATGCTGATCAAGCACGACCGCGCGATCTAAAAAAAGACCCGGTGGTTTTCAAAGCCACCGGGTCAGTTAGGGAGGAAACCGCGGGCATAACGCCACCCGCCGAGCGATTAGTCCTCTTGATCGTAAGCGCCTGCGTCGTCCTCGTCAACCTCTCCTGACCCGCCGCAGACGTGGCACTCCATCTCCACCTCGTCGAGGTAGCCACCGCGCCAAGCCATCGGCGCGGAGACCTTCACCTCGTACCACGCGACGCCCTTCCCGTCGCATCTCGGGCAGGTGGTCATGTGACCACCTCAATCGCGCGGTCGCGGTGTTCTGTGCGCCTGATTGCGCCGCGCTTCTCAAGCTGCTTGATCATGATGTGCGCCGCAGTTGTCGAGCGCCCGGTCTTCTCGGCGATCTCCCGCACGCTCGGCGAATAGCCGTAGCGCCGGATGTGTCGCGAGATCATGCGGAGCATGTCCGCCTGCTTCTGTGTTAGCGCCGCCACCTCACACCTCCTTGATGGTCAGGGTCTTCGCCCGGACAGAGCGGGCGGGCTTGGCCGGCGTCGCGGGCTTGGCCGGCTGCGCCTTGTAGTGACGCATCGGCCACTTCACATAGTAACGTGACGCGTTACTATCGACGACGCCCTCCTCGTGATTGCCCAGCATCTCCTTCAGCATCGTCTCCGCCTCGTCGATCTCAGCCTCGAGCGCGCGCTTCTCCTCGCGCCGGTTGATCAGCACCTCGACCCAGTGGTCTGCGTCGGCGACGCCGTTCAGGTCAATCGCCGGCGCGCCGTCATCGACGCGGCTCCACGCGGTGTTCGCGTCGTCGGACGACAGCGGCGGATACCAGTCGGTGTCACGCTTGCGGCGCTCGAAGTCGTGGACCGCATCCTCGATGCGCGCCTGCATGTCACGGTCCTGCCGGTACAGGAATATGCGGAGTTCGGACCCGCGATACAGGACGCACACAGCGCCCCAAGCGTAATCGGTACACATCATCTGCGCCTGTAACTGCCACGGCCCACGGTGCGGCGCTGGCTCGTTCTCGGGCGCTGCGCTGGTGTTCTTCGCCTCGAGGCATCCCGGGCCGCTGGTGCCCACAACGCCACCCTGCGGGATGTAGATGCCCATAGCAGGGTTATGCTCGAAGACGACGCCACCGCGTCCTCGTCCGTCGAGCGAGCAGGCGAGCGGCAGGTCCGGGTGGTGTATCGCCTCGGTGATGTCGGTGGCCACGTCTGACAGGTCGAGGCGATAGGCCGCCTCTTTCAGGATCGTGGGTTCGAGCAAGTCGCCGAAGCGCATCGCCTCGTTCTGCGCGATGCGGTTCGGCGCGAGGCCGGCGTTCACGTCGATTGCTTCTTTCAGCAATTCGTTCGGAGTGGTGTATGGCGACATGCCGAGCAGCGCGGGGATTTTGCTGGCGCTGAGCGTGCCGTCGTCGGGGGTGAGCTTACCTACCATTGATATCTCCTGTTGGTGGCGTGTGGTTGGGTCCGTAAAATTCTTCGGGCATGCGGTTGTGCTTTTGCCTGTTCTCCTCAGCCGGGATGGCTTGCAAGTTCCACGGCACATGCAGGCCGCAGACAGTCTCGCCGTTCAAGGGGTAGTAATGATCAACCTCATGCTTAACCCCGGTCTCAGAGGACAGTCTGTCCCTTTTCTCAAATATCGGAATGAACGCCTCCGAAGGAATGCCGGACAAAGTGTGGTTCTTCTTCTGCATCTGATAGTGCTGCGTTAGAGCACAATACTTGGCCTTGTTCCTCGCATAGTATGCGTATTGCCGAGGCTGCGTCTTGCCACTGTGCCAGTCCTTCTTGCGGCGAGCGGCGATCCTTACCTTATGCTTATGGTAATAAGCCAGAGCCTTCTCCGCATCCCTGCGGCGAACCTCGGGGTCGGCCCTCTTCTCTCTGGCCCTCAGCCTGCGTCTTATCCGAGAGCATTCGTCACAGAAGCTCTCGGCTGTCCTGCGTTTAGCCCAATGGCCGTGAGTGCAAGGGAAGCCCGGGTCATATGTGCTATGCCCCAAGCGCTCGGCCTCAAGGCGCACCTCAACAGCATGAAGCGCCTGCTCCCACGTCGGCTTATGCTCACAGTCTTTGTAAGCGTTGATGAAAGACAAAATGCGAAAGCTGAGCGGGTGCTTGTCTGCTCTTTTCTTGTCGGCATACTTGGCGCTCGTTATTTTGCGACACGCGCAGCACAACCCATTTGATGTGAGGCGCTCCGTAACGTGGCCCTTGTGGCAAGGCTCTCCAGTGAAGTACCGGCGCAACCCCCGCGCCTTAGCCTCGTCTCTGGTGATGATTTCCATCTCAGTCTCCCTTCGATGATGCGCCCGGCCACGACAGCCGGGCGCTTGTGGTTAGGCG